TGTGCTCTGAACCATCTTTACCATTTTCGGCAGAAAACCAATAATGCTACCGATTCCCTTGGTGAGTTTGCCTCCGATGGTAACCGCAGGACCCGCGACAGCGACTATCTTGATAGCTTCCGTCAGCGTTTTCTTTTCCTCGGGCGTTAATTTCTTCAACCAATTGGTAACACCCTTAACGCCGTCGATCACATCTTCAATCAGCGGCTGTCCCTCTTTCAGAGCTGTAGCAGCCAAATCCGCGCCCGCTAGCTTGAGATTGTTGATTACCTGCTTGGATTCCTCCAGCGGGTCAAGCGTCGCGTCGTAGGTCTGCTTGACGGTATCTTTATAAGAGGACATCGAGCCTGACAGGTTATCAAAGTCGATTCTGCCCTCTTTGATAGCGTTCGCCATCTCTGCCGCGCCTTTGCTGCCGAACAGCTCCGTCGCGATTTGAAGTGCCTCGGTCTCGCTTGTCGCGTTCTTGATGTCGCGGATATTGTCGCCGAGTGCCTCGCTGAGTGACTTGCCCTCCTTAACGGAGTTCCTGACGGCGGCTTTCATCGCCGCAAGAGCGGTGCTGTCGTTGATACCGTTCTTTTCGAACTGCGCCATGAGGTTGATGGATTCCTCAAGCGACAAGCCCATCTCCTTGAAGGTGGCGTTGTTGTCCAGAACCTTGTCCATCAGACTGCCGACAGCGATACCCGTCTCCTGCCCCTTGGCGGTTATCATTCCGAGAAGATCGGGCAGATTTTCGGAGGAGATATCCCATGCCTGCATAATTCTCGCGGTCTTGGCGACGGAATCGGAGACGTCGGCGTCGTTGATCTTCGCGAACTGCAAATACTGCTCGGTAACGGACTTCAAAACCTCGTCCGTATAGCCGAAGCGCGTGTTGACCTCGCCGATCGCGTTTCCGATGTCGGTCATATCGAACACGGAATTGCCGAACAACTCGTCGGCGGTCTGTTTCAGACCGTCAAATTTACTGTCAACCGCGCCGGTTTTCTTGACAATGACATCATAGCCCTCGTCGAGGTCCTTGAAAGCAGCGACAGACCCGGCGAGAACGGCGGCGGCAGCGGCAGAGCCTTTATTGACAACACCGCCGACCTTCTCCAAGCCGTCGCCCACCTTGTCAAAGCCTTTAGACAGCTTTTCGGCGTTATCGAGCGCGGCGTCGGTCATGTCCTTGACCTTGCCTTTGAAGTGCTCGACCTTGTCCTCGGCGTTTTTGAACGTCACCGCGCCGCTCTTGCGCTGCACCTCGCTGAACTTGTCGCCCGTTTCGGACAGCTGCTTTTCGAGGTTTTTGAGGGTGAGCTCCGTCTGCTCGACCTCACGTCGGTATTTGCGGTATTCTTCCTCGCCGATCTCGCCCTTTTGGAACATGGCGTTGACCTTTGCCTGCTCGTCCTTCATCAGAGCGAGCCGTTTCTTGGTCTCCTCGACCTGTTCCGTGAGAATCTTTTGCTTTTGAGAAAGCAACTCCACATTCTTGGGGTCGAGCTTCAAGAGCTTTTCAACCTGCTTCAACTCTGACTGGAGGCTTTTGGACTTCTTCTTGCTTTCGTCCAGCGCCTTGCCGAGCTTTGTGCTGTCGCCGCCGATCTCAACGGTCAAGCCCTTGATCTTATTCTTTGCCACGTTTTTCACCTCCGAAATAAGCCCTCAGCGACGCTCTGTCCGGCTCTGTCTGCTCCGCGCAGTACGCTCCCAGCAGCAGCTCCCTGCCCTTTTTCGTCAGGGACAGCTTGTAGATAAAAGCCTCGCGCCGCAGAATGAGAAAGTCGACGTAATTCAGCCTGTTGACGTCGGTGATCCTCATGTTCGCATAGTCAGCGACGAGCTTTTCCTCCGACGTCAGACGGTCATAGCCGATCTCGCCGTCGTCCTCTCCGTTGTCACTGATCTGAGGAACGGCGCAATAAGGCAGCGAGGGCAGCGTCCGGTAAATGAAATCAAGATATTCTCCCACGATCTCCAAAAAATCCGACGCCGACACCCTGTCTATTCGCCTCCCAAACAGCGCTTCGACAGACTCGGCAACCTTCTGCGGCTGTACCGCGTCAAAATCCTGTGTCAAAAGCGCTTGAACATACCTTCTCAGCTCCGGCAAATGCCGCTTTAGGAGGAAAAACGGAGGCGGAAACGCCTGAAACCCTTTGACCTCTAAAATCGGCAAAGCCTGCCCGAGTATGTCTGTTCGTTTCAAGATTATCCACCTCCGTTATGGTTTTTTATGAGCTTGCTGCGGCGCTCTTGACTTCCTCGTAGAAATAGACCTTTCTGCCCTCCGAATCCATCGGGTCGGCGTTGATCTCGAGGCTCGGGAGAGTCACGCCGTCCTTCTTGAACTCAAAGGACAGGTTGCCGTCGTTGGTACCGACGAACATGATCCAGATATCTCCGTCCTTTTTGTCGGGATGATGGAACACCCAGAGCGACGTCGCTTCTTCCTCGTTGGTGATGCCGCCGATCTTGACCTTGTTCTTCGCCTTTTTGCCGCTCGCCGCCGCGATGCTCTCAGCAGCAGACGCGGTCGCGAGCACCTTTTGGAGCATTGCGCCCTCAATGGTCATCATGCCGCAGGTAAATTTTGCGGCGTCGACGTTGAGCTTAGTCTTTCTGACAAGACCCATATCGTCCTCTTCCTGCTGCTTTTCCTGCGTCAGCTCAAGCGTCGCTCCGCCCTTGATATGGCTGAAACGGTTTGCGTCGACGCAATAGGTCTCGGGATCGTCGAGCGCTGCGCCCGGCGTAAAATCGGTGCGGTACAGGTGACCGCTGCCCAGAATAATTCTTTTGCCCATTTTTCTTACTCCTTCTCTGTAAAATCAAATTCATAAACAGTCAGAAAATACCGTTCTGCTTCTATCCACACTCGGCTTCTGACTGTGTAGCGGACGCCGTGCGCCCTTAGTGCCGCGCCGATACGCTGCTCCGCCTCGGGCGCCGCTCTGTCGGGAGCATACAGCTCAAAACGCACCGTGTGCTCGCTGATATCATCGGTGAAATCCGAGCCGTCAACGTCGATATCGTCAAAATATACGACAAACGGCTGAGGCGGCGGATAAAGAAACACCGCCTGCGTGTAGGTCACTTCTCTGACAAAGCCCGCCTGCGTGAGGATTTCGTCAATCATCCTTTAACGCCTCCTCCATTTCCCTGATATAGTCCTTTGCAACCTCGTCGACAGAGCGTTCGAGGAAATCGTCGCCCTCTGCGCGTCCTCCCTGACGAAGCTGGTGCCCGTGCACAAGTAGGTGAGTCAGGCGGTATTCACTGCCGCCGACATACCAAGTGCCCTTCGAGCCTTTGACGCCGCCGTTTTCAGTCACGCCGCGTATCTGCCCGGCGAAGGTACCGGGCTGACGGCGGTTATTCATCTGCCGGGAATGGCGCGGCGCCAGTTCCTTGGTGCGACGCACTAACCGCTTGATGCTCTTGTCTGTTGCCCGAAAGACCTTTTTCGCGGTTTCGGCACGGTACAGGTCGAGCCGCTCGCCGATAGCCTCGGAAAGCTCGTCAATAGTTATCCTGCCGTTCGCCAATGCACTCCCCCTCCAGTCTGACCGTGCGGTGCTGCTCCATGAAATCATCATAATCTGTGATCACGAATACCGCGCCGTCATAGATTATGCGGAAATCCTGGAACCGCAGGAACACCTCGCGAAGCGCCCGGACGTAACGCACCTCAAAGGTCAGCGACATCACGGAGCGCCTTGCTCCGCCTGCGCCGATCTCATTTCCGCGCTGCGTCTTGTTGATGTGCGCATGGAACTGCCGCCAGTATTCAAACGCATTTGTGCGAGGGTCGCGGCGCTGAATGATGATCCTCTTGTTGAAAATCAATTCTCATCCCTCATTTCCAGCTTGATCTGCCGCATGTGAGCGCGCGCCATATCACGCAGCCGGTTCTCCGTTTTGGCGCTCAGCTCGCGGTTGTCATGCATCTCGCTGATATATTGCTGCCGCACAAGCTGCATGCGCGCGTCGTCCTCGGGATAATCGGCGCCAACCGCCGCCTTGACAAAGAGATCGGAGGCGGCGATCAGCATTTCGATGTTTTGCAGAACCGCAGGGTCGTTCTCGCTTTCCTCATAGCCGAGAAACAGCTTCACGCTTTCCGCTGTCAGTGACATTCACACCGCCTCCTCTCACGCCTTACGACGCGGCGATAGTGACGGTCGCGTACTTGTACGCGGCAGCGTCCTGCTTCACGAAATCGTTGCGGATAACGCCGCGCGCAAGAGTACCGGTCTGCACGAACGCGTTGAAGCCCTCTACAGCGGCGGTATTGCTGAACATGACCTCAAGGTTCTGGCGGTCAAAC